AAATAAATATATTTATTTTATGAGTCGTAATACTGTATGGACAACTGAATCTGTAAATTTAACTATAGAAAAATTAAGACGTGGTATAGATCAACCAGATTTAAGTTGTTTTCATGATAGAGACATAGAATTAAAAGCGGGTAATTTATTATTTAAAATATCTAATGAAGAAAGTAAAGAGTTTGAAAAATGTGCAAATGATGCTGGGTATTTTGTAAACAAATATTGTAAATTTTTAACTGATACTGGAAGACAAACAGTAGATTTAAGACCATATCAACATGAAATATTAGATGATTTAACTAAAGAAGAATGGAAGCCAAAAATTAATGATGTTGGACCTGTTAATAGAAATTATATATTAATGGCGTCAAGACAAATAGGCAAAACAACAACTATTGCAGCCTTTTTTGCTTGGTATTTATGTTTTCATACAGATAGAAATTTAGCTATTCTTGCTAATAAAGAAAAAACTGCTGTAGAAATTGTTTCTAAAGTTATTCATGTTTTTAGGGGTTTACCCTTTTTTTTAAAACCTGGTATTATTGGGGTCGGTTCAACACAAATGACATTGGATAATGGATGTAAATTATTATCTCAAGCAACTACAAAAACAGCTCAGATTGGTTTTACAATTCATGTATTATATGCAGATGAGTTTGCTCATATTGCACCTAATATTGTAGGTGATTTCTGGAGATCTGTATATCCAACATTGGCATCATCAGAAATATCACAATGCATTATATCATCTACACCTGCTGGAACTAGTAATTTATTTTATGAAATATGGGATAAATCTGTGCAAAATAAAAATACTTTTAAACACAAAAGAGTTGATTACTGGGAAGTTCCAGGACATGATGAAGAATGGGCCAAAGAAATTAAATCTAATTTTAGTGAAGAATATTTTGCTCAAGAATTTGAACTTCAATTTAATTCTGATAGTAAATTGTTATTGAGTTCTGATGAATTTACGTTTTTAAAAAAGATTGAAAAAAAATATGTATTTAAAGATTTAGAAAAAACTGAATTAGATGAAGAATTATATAAAAATTTAAAATGGCATCCAGATTTTAATCCAAATGCAGATTTTAATCCTGATAAAGATTTTTTTATAATTTCAGTAGATACGGGTGAAGGAAAAACAGAACAAGAATTAAAAGATAATGATTATAATATACTGTCTATATATAAAGCATCACCCAAGAGTTTAGTTCAATTAAGAAAACTTAGAAAAGATCAATATTTAATTAAAAACATGTTTAAATTTACTCAAGTTGGTTTATATAGAGACAATATAAACGATGAAGATATTTCAGCTAAAATTGCTAAAGCTATTATATTTGATCAATTTGGGGAAGAAACAACTATGTTATTATTAGAAATGAATTTTAATGGAAAATATTTTTTAAAAATTTTCTCTGATCATGATAATTATTATGATGGAATAGTAATGAGAACTTATCATACAAAGCCAATTCCAGGAACCACTCCTCCGCCTAAAAAACCTGGTTTTAAGACAGGAAATGATAAAACACATTTTTGTTTAAGCACAAGAAAACTAATTAAATTAAGAAATATAATTCCAAATGAAGAAATTACTATAACAGAATTTTCTTCATTTGGCAAAGATAAAAAAGGGAAATATAAAGGTATTGCGTCACATGATGATGCAGCAATATCAACAATAAATATATCTAGATTATATGAAGAACCTATACTTGAAGATAGATTATATGATATTTTAGAAAACATGGAATATTCTGAAGTGAAATCTTATATATTAAGTTTACTAAAAATGTATGAAGAAAAATCTGAATACACAGATGAGTATTTTGATTCATTATATAATAATGATGTTGACAATTTATATTTACCGCCCACTGAAAATGAAATATTTAAGCAAGGATCAACTTTTGCAGCTAAATATAAATCTCCACCAAGATACATAAAAAGTTAAAAATGCATTCTAATATATCTAATATATAATAAAAGAAATGTGGCGCAAATATAATATATGTATGCTATATAATAATAAAAAATAACTAAATAAAATATGAATATTAGTTTAGATTTATCACAATTTAAATCAGCAGGAGTATATACAATTGAAACTGATCAATCAGCAAGTGTTACAGTTGCTACGCAAACACTTAAATTGGTACCTGGGTTTTCTGCTTATGGACCATTTAATGCTCCAGTTTTTATAACTTCTGAAAAAGATTTATCACGCTTTTATGGAAACATAGATACAAAATTAGAAAGAAAAGGTTCTTTTTTCCATAGATCTATTCAAACTTCATTATTAACTTCTCCTGTATTTGCACTTAACTTACTTAATGTTGATGCAGATCCAAATGATGGAGATAAAGTTAATTTTGGTGTATTATCATTGAATTCAGATCTATCAAATGATGGTGTAGGTAGTGATTTATATGTGAATTTTTTTAATCGTGAAAGATTTTGGAAACCAAATGAAGATTATTTACAAGGGGTTGCAAATAATTTTACAAGCGCAAATAATGATTTGAGTGGACCTTTAATATCTATAGTAAATTTAGGAACTAAAACAATATCATTTATTGTTAGAAAAGCTGTAGGAATACAAGGATATGGTGTTACCGCTCAAAACTGGTATGGAAGAGTTGATAATATTCCTTATGAATGGATACGTTCTGGCGATTTAATTCAAGATTATTTTATTCAAGTTATAGCAATTGAAGGAAATTGGACAAATTATTCTAATCTATCTACAGATTCTTATTATTCAACTTATTTTAATACAAATGGATTAATTCCTTCACAAATAAATAATTTTATTAATAGTAATAATGTTAATTTAATTGGTTCGTGGACAGGATGTATAATTCCTAATTTTAAAGATCAAACAGATTCTGATCAATATATTGAAACTATTGTAAACGCAAGTACTTCTTTAACTGGAGTATTTATGAGAATAAATCAAGATGCATTAGATCAATTAGTATGGGATAGTAATAGTGATCAATGGGAAATTGGTGATAGTACATCAACAACAGCGGCTAAATATCTTATTGATTTAGTTGGACATAATTTAATTACAGATAATTCTGTTAATGTTTCTTCATCATTTATGAGTTATTCAATTGATGCAAGTCAAAATGTTTTTCATACTGATGTAAGTGTTTCTGCACTTGATACAAGTGGGAAATTATTTTCAATAGATTCTAGCTTAAATGATTCTATTATTTCTATTGGATCCTTTGTTAAAGCTGGAACTGACATACAACCTGGTGTTACTAGAATAATTAACAAATATTTTGATAACGGTTCTTATGTATTTGAGACTCAAGACCCTGTTTATAATTACATCAATTCTCCTGTATCTGTAACTATACAAAAAAATATTGAAGACCCTTCAGTTAATATTGCTTATAAATTTATTAAAATGAATGGGTTAAAGATATTAAATAAACATATACCTGGATTTGATACTAATGGCGCAAGAGATGCCGAAGCAGGAGTTTCAAAAATATACAAAATGTTAGATGATGAAGGTATTTCTAGAGGTTTAACTAATCAAGATATGATTAATTATCGTTATATAGTTGACACAATGGCGTATGGTTTAAGACCTAATCTTGGGGGTAAATCTTATTTATCTTCTCTTGCTAAAAAAAGAGGTAAAACTACTGCTATAATAAATGCACCTTCAATGAAACAATTTGCAGCTGCACAAAGTCCTTATTTTTGTAAAACTTATGTTCCAGGTGCAGACCCAACACCAATTTTTGATACTAAATATATTTCAGAAGGTGGTAATCCTGATATGCCTAGATCATTTAAATTTACTTTACCAACTGAAGAATTAGGTTCAAAATATGCTGGTGTATTTGGTCCATTTTTAACTTATACAGATAACAATAAATCTATAAGTGTGCCACCTGCCGCAGATGTTGCTAATGCATTTACATTAAAATTCTTGGGTGGTGATCCATATGCTATTGTTGCTAATAAAAATGGTATTCTTTCTAATCCTTATTTAACTGGTGTAGAATATAAATTAGATAAAACAGATAGAGATTATTTAGAACCATTTGGATATAATGCTATAATAGAAAGACCATCATCAAATCAAATAATGATATATGGTGATAACACAGCATATCAAAATGTTAAGAGTGAATTTAACAATTTACATGTAAGAGAATTATTAAATACAGTAGAACTTCAGATAGCTGATGTATTAAAAAATTATGTATTTGATTTTAATAATTTTGTTACTAGATTAAATATTATAAATTCTATATCTCCCATTCTTGAAACTGTTAAGGATGCTGGAGCTATACAGAAATATACTCTTGTTATGGATGAAACAAATAATACAAATGATATAATAAAAGAAGGATTTGGTATTGTTGATATTAATTTATGGATAACAGGAGCATTAAAACAAATTATAGCACGTTATAATGTATTTTCAGATGGTAGTATATCATCTGGAGGAACATCATTAGTGTAATAAAAATAAAATTAAAAATAATTAACTAATATGGCTGAAAATTTTAAAAGTCAAGGATTATTTGGGTTATCTCATTTTAGAAATTCAAGAGCAGCTCAGGAATTATATGAACCTATATATACTAATATGTTTACAGTTCAGTTATCTATGCCATCTGGTGTGGGGTCAACTGAAGAAAATACAAATTTAGTATTAGAAGGTATTCAAAAGATAGATGGTCTTAGATCTGATTCATTCCCATCAAATGCTGCAGAACAAAAATTTAAATGGGCGTCAAGACGTTTTGCTGGTTCTAAACCAGATAAAACAACTATGGATGTTACATTTGATTTTGAAGTAAACTTAAATAAAACTCCTAGCGCATATGTTGTAAAAACCTTAAGAAAATGGTGTGATTTAGTTTATGATCCACTAACTGGAAGATCTGGTATAAAGGCTGATTATGTTGCTCCATGGACTTTAATAACTCTTTATGATAGAGCTGCTAGGCCCTTTTGGCAATGGAAGTTGTATTATGTATTTCCACTTACTGGTATTCCACAAGTACCACTTGAATATAATAACGAAGAATTATTTAAAATAACTGGATTCACATTAGCTGCTGACTATTGGGACGAAACTATCATATAACTAAATAGTTAGTAAAATTAGAAAATTTAAATTAATTAAAATAGGGTCTCAAAGACCCTATTTTAATTAATAGTTTATTTTTGTGATGAGATATTCAAAACTAATGCTTTTTAAATACATATAAATATATAAAATAAAAATAATTATATGTTAAATAAAGACCAAGAAGATAGATTAAAAAATTTTGCTGAAGAAAATGAATCAAAATCTATAATTAAAGAAAAAAATCAAGAAACTAATTCTATAAAAGCACCTCCTTTATACAAACCCCCTGAAGATAAGGGTATTATGTCAAGAAAAAATGATTTAGGGTGGCAAATATTACCTATAGAAGATCTACCAACAAAAGGATTATTTTATCCACCTAATACAGAAATAGCTATTAGAGCTGCAAATACAGGTGAAGTTAGACACTGGTCAACATTAAATAGTGATGATTATTCTAATATGGATGATATGCTAAATTATATTTTAGAAAGATGTGTTTCTTTTAAAAATGAATCTAACATGTCATCATGGAAAGATATAAAAGAAGTTGATAGATTTTATATTTTATTAGCTATTCGTGAATACACATTTGTTAATGGTGAAAATCAATTACAAGTAAGAGTTTCTGAATCAGAAAGCATCAATGTATCGAAAGATATGATAGATTATGTTAATTTTGATAATAATATTATGAAATATTATGATGAATCTAAAAGATGTTTTTCATTAAAATTTAAATCTGGAAAAGTAATAGATTTATCTATACCAAGTGTGGGTATTACTTCTTTTTTAAAAGGATATGTTAATAGAAATAGATCATCTCAACATATGATAGATGAAGATTTTTTATTATTTGCACCATTTGTTATAAAAGAGTGGAGAGGTTTAACTGATAAAACATATGAAAAAATAGTAATAGATTCAAATGGATGGTCAATTTCTGAAATTTCAGTTATTACGCATATGAAAGATTTATTTGCAGAAACAATAAATCCAGTTATTAAATACGTTGATAAGGGAGGTGCGGAGCTTAGAGCTCCAATTAATTTTCAAGGTGGAATCAAGTCTCTTTTCCTTATTTCAGATCCATTTGGAGAATTGGTTTAAACTTGAATGTGTTTTTTCTGAAAAACTTCATATTACTCCTCTTGAATTAGATAAATTAGAATTTTATAGAATAGAATATTTATTAAATAATTATATAGAAGGTAAAAAAGAAGAAAATAAACAAGTAGAAAAACAAAATAAGAATCAATCTAAAGCAATGAATCAAAATCCTAATTATGGAGGATTTAAAGTTCCAAAATTAGAAATTCCTAAAATTAGTATTCCTCGTGTTTAAAAAGTCCCTTAAGGGACTTTTTTGATTTTATAGATATATAAATAAAATACTTATTAATATATGGCACAATCTACTGATAGTATATTATCTAAAATTTTAGGTGTAGTTTCTAAAATAAATGCTCGTGAAGAATATAAAGAAAAGAAGGAAAACAATAAATCTGATGCAGGTACAGGATCTTTATTTGATTTATTTTTAAAAAATAATTCTTCTGAAAATTATAATTCTGGTTCAAAATTAATGTCAGATACACTTAAATTTATTACTGGTATTAGTAAAATAAAAGATAATTCTAAAACTATTAATAAAACTTCAACTGCATTAAAGGGTTTATTTGAAGTTATTTTTAATATGAGTAAAAATGAAAAAAGTGTAGAAAATGCTGTAAAATTAATGACTTCTATATCACAGTCTTTTGAAAGTATTGGAAATTTTTCTAAATCTCTTTCAGAACTATTATTTTCTATTGGAGGATCTATTTTATTAATATCAGGTAGTATGCTTATAGCTGGAAAAATGTTAGGTACAAATGGAGCTATTGAAACTACACTTGCAATAACTGGTGTTATAACTGGTATGGTTGGGCTAATGTATTTAATATCAAAAGCTACTCCTTATGTTAAAGAGGGGGTTAAAACAACAAATGATATGGGTAAAGCTTTAACGTATCTTTCTGGGGGATTGTTATCTTTTGTTGTTTCATTAGAAGCTATTTCTGTTATATTAAAATTAGGAACAGGACCCGAAGCATTAGCTATTGGAGTTGGTATAATGGCTGCAGTTGTTGCAGGAACCGGTGTAATGTTTTATGCATTAGATAAATTTGATAAACCAATAAAAAATGGTGCTGATGTTGCTAAAAAAATGGGAACTGGTATGATATTTATATCAGGAGGAATTTTAGCTTTTGCTACTACATTAGACTTAGTTTCTTTAATGTTTGGAAATAGATCACTTGCAGCTGTTGCCAAATCATTATTAATTATAATGGGTGCTGTTGGCGGTATGGCTATATCTTTTGCTCTTATTGGATCTTTAAAAAATAATATTCAAAAAGGTACTGTTGCTATGGGATTAATGGCACTTGGATTAGGAATAATGAGTGTTGGTATTTTGGCTGTTGCTATGATATCTAGTTATTTAACTAAATTAGGAGATTCTGATAAAATAAAAAATTCATCACACACTACTGGATTTGGAAAAATGATGGCTGCTGTTGGCCCTGGTTTAGGATTATTTGGTGGCATAATAATATCTAGTGCATTATTATTAGCTGCATTGGGAATACCTGAAGTGGCTGGATTAATAGCTCTTGGCTCTATTGCAGCAGCAGGAATTGCAGGTGTATTAATATTATTAGCATATTCTGTGAAAAAATTAGTTGAAACTGCAAAAGGATTAAATGGAGAAGATATACAAAAAACTGTAGGTGGATTAATAGGTGGTGTAGTAGGTGGATTTGTTGAAGGTATTGGTAATGGTCTTTCAAATAAAGAATCTGGGCTTAAAGGATTAGCTAATTCAATAAAAGGTATGGCTGTTATAACAACAGGTATTGGATTATTAATGGGAATATCTGTATCATTATCAATGTTTGCAATGGCATTATCTGCTTTTGCAAAATTAGATAATATGAAAGTAATAGAAGGATATGATAGTAAAGGTAAGCCAATATTTGGTAAAACAATTAATATTAAAAATGTTGGACAACAAATAAGTACCACAATTGGTGACTTTTTACATAGTTTAATTGAGTCAACACAAAAATTAAAATTTGGTCAAGCATATAAAATACAACAATTAGCTATGTCATTATCTGGGAGACATGGAATATTATCTGCAGTTATTCAATTTGCAGATGTATTAAAAGTATTTTCTGAATTTGGTCCTGCAGGAAAAATTGGATATGTTGATATAGTTCAATCTGGAACAGATGCTGATGGTAATCCTCACTATAAATATATAAGAAAATCTGTAAAAATTAAAACTGTAGCAACAAATATAGCAAATTCTTTTGGCACTTTTGTAGATGAATTAACTTCACATTCAGGAATGTTTGAGGTTACAGGAGAAAAAGGAAAAGCCATGGGTAGATTAGCAGAAATTTTAATGGGTACAGAAGCTACTGAAATATTTGGATGGAAATTCGGAAAACCTAAACCCGGATTATTAGCACCTATTAATAAATTTGCAGCTTTATTAAATACTTATGCTAAATTTGGAAATGATAAAAGTATTCCAATAACAGATGCATCTGGAAAAATATTATTAGATGGAAATGGTAATCCTAAAACAGCAAGAATTAATGATATTGCATCAAATATTGCTACATCTATTTCTTATTTTGCTACAGCATTAAGTAATAATTTATCAGGTGGTACTGGAAATACAGAAAAGGCCAATAAACAAATAAATAAGTATATGGGGCTTATTACTAAAATGGGTGAATTAGCTAAAGCAGAAGTCGGGCTAAATAAAACTGCAGTTGCAATAAAATCTTTAGCTTCTAGCATAGATTCTTTATCTACATCATTAATTAAATTAAATGTTGATAAATTAAATGTTATTAGAAATGCTGGATTAACTGCTGTAGTTAAAAATTATCCAGAAGAAAGTGTAAATACTAAAGTAAATTATTTAAACCAACCCAATCAATCTGTATCAAATCCTGAAGAAACTATATTTAATCCGCCAATAGATAATCAAGTATCACCAAATTCTGAATTATTAGTTGAATTAAAACGATTAAGAATGGCATATGAAAAATCTAATGAGTATTTAGATAAACAATTACCTATATCAATTGCTCAAAGTGTATCAGCTGCACTTAAAACTGCTCAATTTCATTTTGAATTTGCTAATGATAAATCAGGTATTTTATCAATGGAATAATTTTAAACTTTTTAGTAATTATTCATATAATAAATAATACATATTAATTTATAAAAATATACAATATGAATAATGAAGAATTATTAGAAAAATTAGATACTAATAAAATTATTACACTTAATAAAACAGACAAAACATATCATAATTTACTTATAAAAATACTTAAAGATGGGGTTTTAAAACAAAATAGAACTGGTATAAAAACATATTCTATATTTGGACCTCAAATTAGATTTGATAATGTAGGTGATAATTTTCCTTTAATATCAACTAAGAAAATACATCTAAAATCTGTTATAGGTGAACTTTTGTGGTTTTTATCTGGATCTACCAATAAAAATGTTCTTAGAGAAAAATATGGGACAACTATATGGGATGAATGGGGAAATGATGAAACTGGAGAAATGGGTCCGATTTATGGAAATCAATGGGTAAATTGGACATATTATAAAGAAAAAGGATCATTTAAAGTTGGTAATACTAATCAGCCAGTATTAGTAAAGAAATCTATTAATCAATTACAAAAAGTGATAGATAAGCTTAAAACTTCACCAGATGATAGAAGAATGATAGTAACAGCATGGCATGTTGAAGATATTCCTAAAATGGCCTTACCACCTTGTCATTGGTCATATCAATTTTATACATCTAAAATTAAAAATTCAGAAAAAAGAAAATTAGATATAATAATGAATATAAGAAGTTTAGACACTTTTTTAGGTGGACCTTTTAACATTTCTTCTTATGCAATTTTACTTATGATGATGGCACAAGAAGTTAATATGATTCCGGGTGATCTTATTATAAATATAGGCGATGCACATATTTATGAAAATCATTTAGAATATGTTTATAAACAATTACAAAGATCATCAAAAAGTAATCCTACATTAGAACTTAATAAAAATAAAAGTTTTTGGGAATTTACGCCTGAAGATTTTATACTTAAAAATTATGATGCACATTCAAATTGGCGAAATGTTCCAATTGCTGTTTAAATAATATTAATTAAAAAATAAAAAATATGAAATGGGTTAATTTAAAGAAAAGATTGCCAGATGAAAAAGAACAATCTAAAAATTGGAAATTTTTAGTATGTAATAAAGATGGGGGTTGGACAGATACTGCTTATTACAATCCAAAAAATAAAGAAAACTTATGGAATAATGGAGAATGCACAATATATCCATCACATTGGAGAAATCTTCCTAAACCTATAAAATAATAAAAATAAATATGGGGAAAATATCATCATTAGCAATGAATATAAATGCATTTGATGCATCTGAATTATTAGAGCCTATTTTAACAGGAGTTAGAGATAAAATAGATGTTATTAATGCTATATGGCAAAAGAAATCATATTGGAAAAATCCAATAGATAAAACTGATTATAATGAATTATTACGCTTAAAAGAAATAGGATTAATTGATGAATTAATAGAATTTAAACCAAATTTTTCTAAGTATTCAAGAGAACAAGAGTGTGATAAAAGAAATATGGGTATAGAATTAATGAGAAAAAAAGGAATTTCACATATTATTTCATCAGATGCCGATGAATTATATGATCCTGTTCAATTTGATAATGCTAAACATATAATAGAAAATAAAGGGTACACTAATACATATTGTACCTATGTAAATTATTATAAAGATTTAGATCATTATATTGTATATCCATTTAAGCCATTTGTTCCTTTTATACATTCAACATACTTTAAATATAAATATAACGGGTCAGCCCCGGGTCCAACAGACCCCACTAGACGAATAAATAATCCGTATGATTTAGGAACATATATTTTCAAAGATGAAGAGCTTAGAATGCACCATTTAGCTTGGATTAGAAAAGATATAAGAAAAAAACTTATTAATTGGAGCGCTAAAAATCATTTTGAAAAAGAAATTATAGATAAAGCTGTTGATCGATGGAATAATTGGAAAGAAGGAGATGATGCTATTATGTTATTTAATGTTCCTAATAATAGTGTTAAAATTAAACGTTTGAATAAACGATTAGTTAATACAAAAATTAATTTTTAATAAAATGGGAATAATTATTCCCATTTTTTAATTTAAATAAAATGATGTTTTTCTAGCTTTTGGTTTATCATCTAATAAAGTTGGCCTAATTACATTTGAACCATTATCCATTTTTATTAAGTCTTTTTCAGTGGTTGATTTTTGTTCTCCTGATTTATCTGGGCCAGGAATCAACCAAGATGGATCAATATTATTTATTCCACTTATCATAACTGATGAAGTTGGATCTAATTTTATTACAACTCCAGTTTCATCATCAACTATAGTATAATATTTTAATGCGCCGTTTGGAGTATATTCTGTTTTGATTAGTGTTCCAAAATGATCTGGACCTTTTATGTCATTTATTTGTTTCCCCTTTAGTTTGTTTCCATTATGAATAATTTCACCTACATTAGCATTATTTGGTTTAGGCTGAAGAGTTCTATTTAAATCTTTTATTTGATAAGTATACATAGAATGAGTGCCGCCAATTGAACTACCCCCAAATCCGCCTCTATTTATTTGACCACCTCTTGTTAACCCATTTCCAAAAGTTGTACTTGTTCCAACACCACCCCATTCTTTTATTAATTTAGCTCTCATAGAATTCTTATTTTATTTATATATTTTAATATTAATTTATTAATATTTACATATATTTTTTAAGTAATTTAACAACATTATAGTGTTTATTTTTTATAGCCCAATTAAGCGCAATAACAATATTATCAGT